AGCCTCTCGGCTGTGCTCTGTGAGAGCCCAAAGGATCTCTTGAGTAGCTGTGCGGTCATCATCCAAAGTTTGTTGATAAGCCAAAGGTGTTTTCTCAGCCCAACGGCTAATGGTTTGAAAGTCGATCTCATCGCCAACGCATAAAACGCTGTCAAATCTTTCACGCTTCGCCAATTTAATAACATTCTTGACCGCTGTTTCATGATGGTAGGGAATTTGCAAATCACTTATTACTAAGTATCGCTTAATCATCATCCTCATCGTCAGTTGGATCTATGGAAGGAATAATTCCGCCATCGCCTACGATCCAATCAGGAAAAGTCTTATGCTCGGTCATCAACCAGAATGCGTGCTCTGGTGTAAATCCTGCTTTACGAGCTGCTTTATAACATTCATGCAATGCTGTGTAATGCTGATCTATCTTTGTTAATGGTTCAGGAGATTGGCGAACGACACGACGATTGATCTTTTTGCGTTTGATAGGTTTTCGAGTGTTCGCCATGTGATAAGGCTAACTCTACTTAGATAGAATTCTTATGATTTCCTCTTGGCGTGTTTCAATTCTTGCTAAGCGATCAGCAAGAGATGCACCACCATTAGGAGTTAAAGTCCAAAGCCATCCTTTAATAAGATAACGCAGACCCGTAAAGAAACCGATTAATACGGCGGTTATGCCAGCGGCGAAGCCAGCCCATTCTGCCGGTGTCATTTTTCGAAGTTGCCAATTCCAAATGCTCCCTCTTTTGGATCTAACCACTTGATAATAGGTGCAACAAATGCACCAAGCAAGACAGCATATTCAGGTCTTACATCTCCAGCAATAGCGAGTGCAACAGTAATTCCAGATGCAGCCACAGCTCTTAAATATGACTTAATTGCAGCCTTGTGTTTGTTTGATAGTTTCATGCGTTGCCTCCTAGTAGTGGGATGTTAAAAAACTCTCCTGTTTGTTTTGGGTGGAATGAAATATGAATATGTTTTGTATGAGGATTGATGCCTTTGTATTTACGCCAACGCCAATTTAATAGTTTGCTGGCAATATGATGATTGTGAATAACATATTTGATCCGCTTATCTGTTTTGCCAGCAATTCGGATTTGATCGGCAAGGTAGGCAGATATGCCTTCGGCTTGACCTAGATCAGCTGTAATGTCAATCGCACAAACTTCACCCGAAGGCAAGGCGTTATGATCCGATTTTACTTTTTGATGCCTAGCGTCTGAAATCCAACCATCCGATTTTCTAGATCTATCTGCAAAATTGTCATCGATCTGCTCACGCAACTGCACAGCTGCTTTAGATAACCAAGGCTTCATTACATTAAGCGGAAGGTTTGCCTAATGTTAGCCCATCAGGTATTGGCTTGCTATATTCCCATTTGTAAATGAAAGCACCAAATCCATCGCTATGATCTCTTAAATAAATTCCTAAACTGTTAAAATCATCAGTTGGATTAATTTCAGGATATGCTTCAATAATTTTTTGCCATAGTTCCATAATTATGCTCCTAAGTATGCGACTGTGAAAACGGCATCTTCTTGGCGTTTATTCATATCTAATGAACCGCCAGAAGATTGTTGCACCATTAATTCAATATAATCACCAGCAGTTAAATTGACAACTGCTGAACCATAGAGTCCGACCACACCTGCTGAACTTCCCGGAATTGTTCCAGCCTTAGCAATAACATCATTTGCGCCATTTAATAATACAAAGGTTTGACGGCGACCCGTTGCATTGGTAGCCCAATTGCTACCACAAGTAACCAAATACTTTCCACCTAGTCCTGCTGGTATTGTAACTCTTGAAGTATTTGTTGATGTGCTATGAAATCCATCTGTGTCAAATACTTCTGCATTAAAAGTAACGGCAGTATCAGTTGCATTGCTAATAGTTTGAGTATTTCCTGTATCATAAAGTGAAACACCTTTGAACGAAGCAGCAGCAGCAGGTGCAGCCCATTTGATACCTGTCGCTTCAGCGCTATCAGCAGTTAAAACAGTTCCATTTGCGCCGACCGCAAGTCTTGCTGGAGTATCCGCAGCTGTTGCTGAAATTAAATCTCCTTTTGCATCAACAATTGCATTTTGAATTGCATTAGCATCATCGGAAGTTGCCCACGCTGGAACTCCGCCAACAACAGATAAAACTTGTCCAGTTGTTCCAATTGGCAGTCTTGTGTTGGTGTTTGCTGTCGCTGAACGATATTCAATATCGCCAAGTGTTGTTGATGGATTTAAGGCTTTTGTTGTTGTATCAATAGATGAACCAAGCGTGCGGATAGCAGCTGCGCCATCCTTGACCAGATCAGTGTCGTCCGGTGTTTCCCAATTATAATTCGTAGTGTTTGCCATATTAGGCTACTGCTCCAATCGCGTTTTCCCATGTTAGTATAGCGGATAAAGTGTTCCATGCCTCTGAGGCTGATACTTGATCCCAAGCAAGTGCTACTTGAGAAAATTCAATCGGGCTTAGATTTATGGTTAAGAATAATTCGTTGAACCTAGTGCTCCAACGCCAACCTTCGACATAGCCCTCAAATTGTTCTGTCGGGGCTATCTGAACAGGCAAGTCTGTTATTCGCATTGGCTGACCCACAAAGATTTGAAGCAAGGCATCTCTGTCAGCATCATCAATGGCTGAGTTAGTTAGTGGAAAAGTAATGCTGTCAAATAACGCTCTTGGATAGGATCTAAGAGCAATAAAGCGATCAGCAACAGCTTGTGCATCAGTAGCATCATGCAAGACTGTATTTAGGGTTTCACCTCTATAACCAAAGGTTGCAATGCTAGTTAGATCAATTGCAGTTTTTTGTGATCCATAGTTATTGCCGTAATTGAGGATAATCTCGTTTCGAACATCTGCACCTCTAGTCAAAACCTTTAATCCTGCACCAATAGCGGTGTTTGCTGAAATCTCTGTGTATCCATTATTGGCGAGATAATTCTGTCGATGGGTTGTGTCAGCATAGGAAATGCGCCCCTCATTGTCCTCATACAAAACACCAAGTGCGCTGTTAGCAATAAGGCTTGCAATGTTGTAAGTGGTGTCAGGATCAGCGGTTCGATTTTCAAGTTCATAAACACCAGGGCGATCAATTTCGCCAAGTCCTACATTTTCAGCGTTTGCCCAAGTAGTGGTTGCATCGTAGCCAGACCAAGTTTCAGCTGCTGGTACTTCATTCCAATTGTTTAAGAATATCTCTGCAAGCAATTCCCAAATCTGATCTCCGTCATCATCTTGAGCCAATGTTCCGTTGTAAATTACTTTTGGCAGTTTAGCCAATGAACCTAATGCAAGGATTGTATAAGTAAAGGTTTCGGCAATACTGCTTGCGGTTGCAACCTCGGTTGTGATGTCTGTGATGTTGCCACCGAACAAAGTTCGATAGGTGTCTGTGCTGTCTTTAACTTGAAGGGTTAGTCCGTCATTGACTTGCAAATTATAGTTTTCATTGTTCAAGGCAACCAATTCAATTTGCAAATAAGATGGATTGGGTTGGGAGTAAATATCCTCACGACCAGCCTGATGGGCAATGTCTGAAATTGCTACATTTGTGTATTCAACTCCATTAACTGTTAATTGATATTCGGGAGTAAATACAGTCATTATCCGCCCTTGATGCCGTTATTGTAGAGCTGTGGAACGGATCTAGATGCGCTGTTATTTAAGACCTTTGCAACGGCTCTTGCAGCACCTTCGGAATCTACTGCTTGAACAGTAATGTTATTAACAGTTGTTCCAGCCCTTGCAGCACCTGCTGCTAATTGAGCAGCTGTGGCTGTTGATGCTCCCATATTAGTAGCAGCGTTGCCTCCAGATATTGCACTATTAGCAATGCCTGTGGCAATACCAGCACCAGCCAAAGCCACCGCTCCGGCAGCTATATTTACTCCACCAGTTGCAAATGCACCAGCGACACCGGCAGCCGTAGCTGCTGCTTGAATTGCTCTAAAGGTTGCCACTAAAGCAGTTAGGGCAGTTATGTATTCATAAACTTTAGTTGCAACAAATACAAATGCAATGACTTTTCCAATTTCAATAAGTGTATCTTTTGCTTCTATTATTTTTAAGCCGGCAGTTCTGATTGATTCGCCAAAATTAAAGGCACTTGTTTCGGCTTCATCAGCTGCTAATCCTGAACCTGTCAATCCTGCAATAAACTGATTTAAGGCTGGCACAGCTGATGCTAATAAAAATGCAGTTAATTGATTTACCGCTGGTAATAAAGCAGCTCCAATACTTTCCTTTGCCTCATCAATTGCTATTTGAATTCGCCTAAATTGTGCCTCTGTGGTTTCTGCTTCATTTTCTGCAAAATTGCCAAAAGTGCGAGCAAGATCTTTATAGACTAAATCAAAATCCTTAGTTTTTAATATGCTTTGATCTATACCAAGACCAAGCCTTCCAAGTGATGTTAAATTTCCATCATATGCTTTACCAAGCGCATTAGTAACGGCTTCTAAAGGTTTGCCCGTAGCTGCTGTAATATCCAAAGCAAGATTTAACAATTTCTGCGCTTCTTCAACATCGTTTGTGGATCTGACTAATCGAGCAAATGCTGGTCTTAATTCATCATCAGTAATACCAATTGCAATAGAGGTTTCATCGATATAGTTGGCAACTGCTTTAGTTTGAGCCTCTGTTGCTTTGGTGGATGCCCGTATTGTTTCCTCAAGTTTTCTTTGGGCTGCTTCATCCTGAGCTGCATTTTTAACAGCTTGGACTGCAAAGGCTGTTGCTGCTGCACCAACTGCTGCAAATGCTAACGCCGCTTTTTTACCAAAATCTGCAATTTTATCAGCACTTGATTCAACTGATTTATTCGCATCGCCTAGACTCTTTTTTAACTCATCAACATCAGCAAGAATGGATAATTTAAGCGTGCGATTACCGGTTGCCATTAGACCCATTCCTTAATGATGCGATTAAAACTTTGTTCCCATTTGTTAATTAATTCAGGCTGAATTCTGCGAAGGGTTGGATAGATAAACCATCCACGACTACCTCTGCCTTGCCGTCCCGAATATGAAGGGAACTGCTTAAACTTATTAGATCCAAACTCCATACCACCCCATAAGGTCTGCGTTGTAGCCCCACCCGAAAACTTTTGTCTTGCGAAACCATAACGGAACTCACCGATTTTGCTTGATTTCGAAATGCTAACGCCATCCGCAATTCTTTGCGCAACCTTGCCAGATTTTTCTCTGCCTCTAGCTGCTTGCTTAATTTCCTCTGATGCAAAATACGCCAAAGCAGCAGATTGACTTCTTGCTTCCTCTGTTGCTTGGTCATCCATAAGTTTGAAAGCCTTGTATAAATCACGCAGATCGTTTTTATTGTATGCAATGGTTTCATTTGCCATTCCTTGCCTCCAATATCTCGATCGCTGTTAATATGTCCTCTGCTTCAACCCATTCACTCATTGGTATTTGTGTGGCAATTGCCAACTCAACCAATAATCTACTTAGGCTTCCTGCTGGATAACTTTTGGGTCTGCATCACCGACAATTACATCGGCTACTGTTTCCATCCAAATATCCATTGGTTTGACTGGCTTGCTTCCGGCAATCTCACGCTTATGAGCATGATAAGCCAAAAACATAAGATCCCAAATACCCAGCTTCTCGGATGCTTGTCCAATGACATTTCCTGTCTGCTTTTCCCATTTCGCCCACTCAGGCGGTTGGGCAATATAAGTTGCTTGCTCGCCTGAGCTGTATTCAATTGTAATTGGTAGTTTCATTTTGCTCCCGTTGTTAGATTTTAACTAAATGTTTCTACTACTGCGCCCTTTGATACTGTGAAAGTAAAGGAAACAGTTT